CCAAAGTAATAATTAATAGTAGAAATAAATGCTACTCGGTTCATGCTAGTATCACCAGAATTAAAGAACTGCCAGCTATTATCATTGGTATATCTACCAGCAATTCGGTTCTTTAAAATAATCTGAATTGATGCGGCATTAACAGTAATTAATCCTACATATTCCCTAACTTCTTCCATCCATTGTTCTTGAATGGCAAAGCTATTAATATATCCATTAAAAAATTGATATAAACCACCTTGTCCACCAGTAGTAATTAAAGCACCATCAGTATTAAAAAATCCTTTCCATGCTTCAATCTGGCAACCTTTTACATTTTGCCCTAGCACCCAGCCAAGCATAGCAGTATCAATACCTACTAAAGTAAATGAAGTTTCATTAGCNGTAGATTTAATATCTCTTTGAGTATCGCCAACTTTTACTAAAGTTCCTAAAGCNCTAAATGGCTGANTATCAATCTGTGGAATAGTTAAAGCAGATGGAGTAGTAGCAAACCTATACACAGCAGATGGAGTAGTAATCCTAACAAAATCGGCATACCGAATATTATTAGTGTTATCTACTGGCTCTATTACATTCATAGAACTGCCTCAAATGCTTTAAATGATCCAGACCATTGAATAAAAGAATCATCAGTCATTGGTACTAAAGTATAAGTAGGGTAATCCCTTAGAATTACTTGAAAGGTTGTTCCTGTATAAAATGTTCCACCCATGCTTACTGTTGTTCCATATTGCCCAATAACAGCATTAACTGGGCTTACCAAAGTAGTAATTAAATTTCTATGAACTGGAATAGTAACAGTAGAACCAGTACCACGCAAAACATCAGCAGTTGCGATATATGCATATAAACCCACTTGACAAAAATCACCAGCTTTAACAATATATTTTGTTGCTGAAATAGATGGCAAAGAACCAAGAACCAAGTTTTTATTAGCTGAACTGGTTTGCCATTGGCAAGATGAAATTTGTACTGATGTCATATCACCTTGATAATAAATATAATTATCCCAACCAGTAGTGCCAAAGTTTAAATATTGAATTAAAGATTTATCTGGAATTCGCAAAGAATTAAGCAAACTTCTATTTTTACTGTAAAGCAAATAGTTCATTGGCTTCATTTCAAAAGCAAAAGGAACTACTGTAATAATTTCAGAAGTAGAAATTCTTTGATTTCGGCTTACAACTTGACCTACAAACCTTTGGTCATTGATGCCAACAGTTTCGGAAATAGCAAGAATATTAGTTAAGCTCATGATTATCTACTTGTTGGAATTGACCTAGCGGCACTTTGATTGGCAGAATAAACACCCATTTTATTTTTAGCAAGGAATTGCAAGGCAGACTGTGTATCAATGGCTTGCATATTTTGAATAACTGTACCATTGTAAGTTACGCCATTGTTTCCACCCATCATGCTTGATAATTGATTGTTAGGAATAATTGTGCCAGCAGTTTTTGGAACAAACATTTCCGGTCCATTCTCACCAACCAAAGATGGGACATTAACTGGGGGATCACCACCATCAGCAAATGCCGGACCAATATAAGAAGTAGTTGCACTTACTTCTGTTGCTCCACCACCACCAAATAAACCACTAAATAAACCACCACCACCAAACATGGAGCTAACACCTTGCATCATAGACATTCTAAGCTGAATCTTTAATAAGTCTTTTACAATGCTAGTAGCTAAATCGCTAAATGATAATTTTCCTGTATCTACAAATTTATCAATTGCAGAACTCATATTGTTAGTAAAGCTATTAAACATATCAGTTGCTAATTTGCCATAATTGCCAGCATCTTCAGCATATTGAGCAAATGATTTATTCCAACCATAAGCAAAGGTTCTTTGTTCAGCAATAGCGGCTTCTTCTTTTGCTCTAGCGGCTTTTACAAATGCATCACTAAGCTCTTGTACCTTAGCAATCTGTCTATCATATTCATCTAAAACTTTTTGGGTAGCATCACGACCAGCCGCTTCTTCTCGCCTTTTAGTAATGTCATCAATTTTTCTGCTAGTTGAATCTAATACTTGATTAACGGCTTCTTCAACTTTTCTTTGATTCTCAGTCATTCCAGCCATTTTGATTCTTGTATCTAATTGCTGTAATGCAAATTTTTGTTGTCTTTCATATTCAACAGAAATTAACTTTGCCATTTCAAGCATAGTTTTTTCTTTATCGGCAATAGTTTTTTCTTTTTCCGATAACTTGTCATATTTTGTGCCTTCTAATAAAGGCTTTGGTGCTTCTTTAGGCTTTTTAGGTGCGCCACCACCTTTAAATTCAGTTCCTTCACCCATTGGGTTATTAGGATCAAAATTGATTGTGCCACCTTGATCTTTAAACTCTTGATATTGATCTTTAAGGGTAGTTAAGTAATTAACAATTGCAGTTAATGGTTGAATCAACTTAACCATAAAGTAATAAGTATTGCTTACACCTTTTTGAATATTATCCCAAGCATCACCAGCATCTTTTAATGCCATTGCCAAATCTGGGTCTGCAATCTTTTTATATTGCTCTGTATATTTTTCCCAATCAATGCCTTTAGCAGATTTTCCCAAAAGCTCTACTGCTTTGGCATTTCTTAGAATTGGGTCTTCAATAGCTCCAAGTTGTTCTGCAACTCTTTGCATCAATTGTTCTGGGTTTAGCTTTTGAACTTCAGCAGCAGTTAATCCTACTTGTTTAAAAGCATCCCTAAGTTTGTCGCTACCATCCCTTGCTTCTTGGGTATTGACTGCCAGCTTAGTAAGCATTACCCCTAGGTTTTCAGCTTTACCACCTGACATTTCTAAGGCTTTGCCCATGCCAACAATAGCACCTATGCTAGTGTCAAAGGCATCTGCCATATCCGATATAGCATCGGCTTTTTCAAATATTTTATAAAGTCCAGCTACAGCAAGACCAACACCAAGACCAACTTTGCCCATAGTCGCACCAAATTCTGATGCGGCATTTTGAGCATTTTTAAAAGCCTTNTTTTGATTGGCTTCAAACTGTTTGGTGTTTTTGGTGGCATCTTCTAAACCAGCNTTAAATTCAGAAGAATCTAAAGCTAGTTTGACACCTAATCTTGCTAGTATTGACATTTACCCACCTTTAAATCTTTTAGGATCGAAACCTTTTGCCCTAGTAACAAACATAGACAGGGCTTCATTTACTGCTTGTTTATTATCTTGTGGTGGATAAAGATACTCATAAAATCGCTTACCTATTACTTCTTGTAGTTTGTAAGCTGGCTTATTCGGTTCTCTGATGTAATTATATACTCCTGTGGTTAAACTGCCAATGGTTTCAACAACTCCATGATTGCCAATTTGACCATCTGCATACATAACTACAATTTGCCTAAAAACATCTTCATCTAGTTCATCTGGATTAGCCCCATGAGCCAACATATAAATTTTAGCTTGTTGGCGAATGGAGCTAATTAGTTTTTTCTTATTTCCTCATAGCTAGGACTAATTACTTCTGCGATCTTTCTAACTAAATCATACTGAACAGGCTTTGGAAAATCCTCGGAAATTTCTTCATAAGTAACATCTGTAAGGGTTTCCCCATTAGGAAGCACTAACAATTTAAAGATTCCACAATCCTAATTTCACTACCAGCTTGGGCTTCTGCAAGTTTTCGCAAAGAAGTTTCACCCATCATGACATCATTTTCTAAGAATTGAATGTCTGCATCAGAGTTCTCAACTTCTTCTTTTCTAGCCAAAATGCCCTTGGTTAATTCCACATACTTTTCTTCTACCAGTTCTGATGGTGGAGCTTCAGACTTTTTAAATATTTCTTCTGCTTCTTTGGTTTTTGGAATTCGCACTTTAAATTCTTGACCTTTGAAATCAAAAGTCCTAACTCGAATAGCATCTAAATTAATCTTTAATGACTTTGCTAATCTGCTCATGTTTTATACCTTTTTTGATTTATATTGTTGAAGTTTGTATGCAAGAAAAGTTCCTAGAATATCGACTACCTTCATTGCCTGAGATTCTAAAGCTGGTCTAAGATAAGGTTGTGGGGCAACAGCCTTATTGCCAAACTCTTGTGAAATGCCCCTTTTGTCTGTTCTAGCTGACACTATGCCAATGGCTATGTCATTTGGTTCTGAATAGATTGATCTTTGATCTCTGGCATTGGGAACTCTAGCATTGAGCTTTATAGTATCCTTAAGTGTGGAGTAGTGTTGTTGCTTTCATCATAAGGGGCTAATTGCTTGGCAGTTTGTAGAACTGGTTGCATAGCTGTTCTAATGGCTGGCAAAAGAACTTTATTGGCTGTTTTGCCATAACAAAGATCATCACCCATTTCTATTAAAACGGCTTCTAGCTCTTTGAACCCATCGAACTTAGCTGAAATGATTTCAGCCATGTTATTTTACCGGTTTGATTAATTTGTGAAAAATTGCATCATTCAAACTAGCAACATAATCTACCACTTCATTAGGTGATAGTTTATCTGCATGATTTTTGGCTATTTCATAAGCCATATTAATGCCAGCAATACGCTGTTGCTTAAACCCAAACCAATCCTTGTTATCTGAATTGGCTTGGGTAATTATGAAGTTTAATAAATCTTGTGATCCATTCTGTACTGTCATATATTTTTCTATTAAGTATTGTTAGACCAACCATAAGAATTGCCGCCAGTTGGATGAATAGTAAAGATAAATTTACCTTCAGCAGATGGTGACATATCCCATTGCAAACCACCAACACGACCATTAAACGCATAAGCTACTGTATCTGTGCCATCATAAACAGCGATTACATAGGTACGGATGGTTGTGCCATTGTAGCCATCATCACGCACTTGTAATTGAGCCGCATTAGCTGGATTCCAAGCCGCAGTAATTGTCAATGAAGTAACTTGGTTTTGAGTTGTGATCTTAGCACCAGTTCTTGCACCAGCAATAGAGTAGGCGGCAAATGCATCATCAGCACCAAAAGCTGGGATAGCTTCTACTGGAACTAGATAACCTTCTGTGCCTGTTCCACCAGCAGAAGTACCAACAATATCTGCAACTTGTCCTGTCCAAGTGCTTAACTGATCATCAGTCAAAGCTACTGGGGTTGGATCAGCTTGCATCCATAGGGTTGCCACATAACCGGGCAATACTTTATTAATAAGAGCCATTTTGAACCTCGTAAAAAATTAGTTAATAAATTCTATCTTATTAAGTTGGTACATATAAGGTGCAATCCAAAATAATCTGTTGCATCCCAATTTCATTATCATAAGTATTATAAAGCCATATTACATCTGCTTTGGCAATAAAAAAGCCATTATCTTCAGGATCGCCAAACATTCCAGAATATCCATGAAGTGATTGTAATATTGTATTAGAAATATTAAAAGCACCTTCTAGCTCTGTATTAAATACAGACATCTGAAATACTGGGGTATCAATACCTTTATTATTCTGCTGTTGCCCTGTATATACAGGCTGATGGACATTTCTTAATTGCCATGTAACAAACTGGGTCTGTTTAGCCCAATTTCTATTGAAATTAGCATATACAGGCACAGGGGATAATATGTCATTCAATTGATATTGAATGGCTTGTGCATATACAACAGGATTTTGTTGGGTACTCATACTGGGGTATTTGGATCATTTCTGTAACACAAAAGGGTAACATTCATCCTATCATTGGATTCACGCACATCAGTAATTCGCCAATCAAATCCTCGCCAAGTAATACTGTATAAATCCTGATTATCTACAATGGCTTTTTGATTAGGGGTATAGTTAAAAGTAAAATTTACTAAATCGCTGTAAACTCGATATTTATCAGCAATTCTTACACTATTGGCTACATCAGCAACTCTAGCCCTTGTTTCAAACCATTCTGTAATAGTTGTAGTCTGCTCACCATAGGTATTAACACTATTGGTAACATGATTAATGGTTACATTTTCATATCGAGCAATCGACATTTATAGCACCAAAGGTTTATAAAGTCTTAAAAGGGTAGTAACTCCAAATGGAATATCATGCAATACTGAAGCATTGGAATTACTGCGATTATTATATAAATGGGTTAAAAGCAATAATCCAGCTTGTTTAATAACAGGATATTGAGCTATTGGGTTAGCTTTGGTCTGCCAAGTAATTACAATAGGGTTTGTCACTATTG